CTCTGTGAACCAATGACGGAGATGTGATATTATGAATGGAATAGATACAGAGACAGTCAAGAGTGTGGTTACTGCTACTTCAGTAATATCCCACCTCAAAAACAATCGTATAGAATACTTGGCTCTTACGATACTTCTGCACCTTATTGGGGCAACTAACTACGCTTTTGACAAAGCAAGCGGAGTGTGTGTTTGATGGCGAAATATAATTACGGCAAGACCTTTAAGAAAAATGGCAAGTTAGTGCGTTATCGATATACAGATAAGAAAAAGAGCACAAAGAAACTTGTTCCTGCTAAAAAGACATCTAAGCGTTCACGGTGATCGCTATGATGCAAGAGATGTACGATTGGTACATGGATAATTTGTTTCCTGAACATAGAAGGCAGGCGGTTAAGCATGCAGAGAAGGATGGAAGAGACCGTAAGAAGCGTTTAGCACAAGGTCCTTCTATTAGTGACAAAGCTGTTCCAACATCATTATTGTTGGATGAAGGATTTGCTCGAGCTTTGGTTACTTGGCCTTACGATCGTAGCAGATATTCTGGTAAATCGAAATGGGAACGTATTGGTTCACCATTGACTGCTAGTGTAGTGGATTGGGCAGTTATTATCAATCCATACACACCACCTCGTATGAAGTGGAAAGCGGTATCTCGTCAATATGATAGATTTCAAGAGTATAGTTGATATAGTGGTGTATACACGGTGTATACATGGCGAGACTATATTGGCGAGTGAAAGTGAACGGAAAGTGGACCTTTGTTCCTATGAAGTTCAAAGATGACATGCATCATCATGATGCTAAGGAAGAAATATTGGATTATATTGCATTATCACCGGAGTGTGATGAAGAATGAAGTGCGCACGTTGTGGAACGAATGTAGATCGAGAAGCACACGACCGTGGGATTTGTTTTGATTGCTATTGTCAGATGGACTTGCAAGATTACGAAGCACATTTGCAGCTGAGGGAAGAAGAATGACACCTTATCTTCTCAAAAGCCCTTGCCGCAAAGCGGTGGTTTTGCTTAAAAGAGGCCTAACGGGCCGATGTCAAAACCAGGCATGTTATTGCACCCATTGTTGGCCTATGGATTGTGGGTGTTTTTTGTAATGGCCACTACTTGCACTAAGTGTGGTAAAATGGTCTCTCAGATTAAGAGACGACATCGTTGTAGATCTAAAGTTGAAAGTGAACCTGAAACTGGTGAGTCTATTATGAAACTTAGTCTACATATGAGCATCTGGCGAAGTTCTTAATTAGTCGACGGCCCCCGGTGGCGGATGACGGCATCGAGATGAGGGGCGTGTGGGGCCTGACCCTACCAAGCCTCGTCTCGTGAATCGGGGCAACTGTGCTCTGACAAGTTGCTGGTGATAACCGGGCGGCGTGATGCCTTGGTGCCAACCAAGCAGTGCGTGGGTGTCTACGCCAAGAATTATATGGGGAACTCTATACCCCTCATTCTATGGCAAGAAAGCGATCTTATCGCAAAATGAGTAAAATAGAACCTGCTGTGCAGACTATGACATTTACTTTTGAAGTTCCTTCAGAAGCAGAACAGGATTCAACGACAACAAAGTATTTGGATTTAAGTCAAGTTGCATCTTTGGTTAATCGTCGATTTTATCGACAAGGAATAAATTGGGCTGTGTCCGGTTTTAAGTTTTCTACGCTTCCAGCAGTAGAAGGGAATCAACCTTTGGCATTGATTACAGCTAGTAAATTGCCAGATACCTGGGTAATGAGTAATTCTTGGGAAAAGTCGTTTCGAGTTTGGCAGCGAATGAATAATGAAGCATTAGATGAAACCGAGTCTGTTAGACCTAGGTTTTTAGATTTCAAGGTTTATGCAGATAGTGATCATCATCAGCTTGGATTTGGACTTAATTTGATGCCTCTTGCTTTTGGAGGTTCAATTGCAACTCCTGGGGAATGGTCACCTTCTAAGGTATACATTCCTACAGGTACTGATGGTACTCAGGGTCAGTCCAACGAGAGAGAATTGGTTGCTGTTGGAGCCAACTACCCTGCTGTTGGAGCTTCGGGGTTTTCGGCTGTATCTCTTGTTGAGGGTTATGCAGCTTCTAGAGGACTTCCGAACGTTTTGGATCCTAATGCACCTTCTGATGCTTTGGATACTGATGGATTTAATCCTCAGAATTGGATGACTGCTATTTTTAATGAAGGTACTGAGCAGAAAGAAGAGATTCTTGAGGATATGGTTGGAGCACTTGCGGAAAACAATATTGCACCATATCCTTTTGAGAATGATGGAGTTCATGCTGATACTATGTATCCTAATGGGGCTAATCAGTTGTCAGGTTTGCAAATACATGATTTTGATCAAGTTACTGGTACTACTATTGGTGGTATTAGTAGATTGAAAGGCGGAATGTTCCCTTGTGGATTAGTTCGTTTAGATGTTGTCAATAAAACACGATTACCTGTTACACAGGGTGATATTGTTGTTGCATTGACTGTTGATTTAGTTCCTGGTTCTCATAGAGGATACCTCTGTGAACCAATGACGGAGATGTGATATTATGAATGGAATAGATACAGAGACAGTCAAGAGTGTGGTTACTGCTACTTCAGTAATATCCCACCTCAAAAACAATCGTATAGAATACTTGGCTCTT